GAACAAGTATGTCGAGTTCGTTAATACCACTACCTCTAATCCTAGTAAAGACCACACATCTTTCATCAATCGTCTCATGGAACTTCGGGAACAGGAGTTTCCTACCGAGCGACTGCTTACTGCTGCTGTAGGTATGTCTGCAGAAGCAGGTGAGTTTACTGAGATTATCAAAAAAATTGTCTTCCAAGGGAAACCAGTAAATGAAGAGAATCTGTTTCACCTGAAGCGTGAGCTTGGTGATATTATGTGGTATGTTTCTCAGGCATGTATTGGACTTGATATTTCTATCGAAGAAGTAATTCAAATGAACTTCGAAAAACTAAGTGCTCGTTATCCTGAAGGTGCATTTAGTATTGAGCGTTCTGAAAATCGTAAGGAGGGAGACCTGTGAGTAAAGAAAAACAAGTAACACTTAAACTTGATGCTCGTGCAGCAGCCGCAGTTCGCCAAGTTCTGTTTGATGCTCAAAAAGGATACACATATGATGAAGTGAGCGTTCCTCCTCGCGTAACTGATATTCGTACAGTCATTCAACAACTTGATGATAGTATTGGTGCTGTTCTTGGTGCTTGACCCTTTGGAGTCTTTTTTTATAAATAACTAAAAAGTATTTGTAAAGATGAATCCCAAAGAACTGCGCGGTTTATACGAAGCATATTCTGAAGTTTATGCTCCTCAAGAAGATGTTGTGCAAATTGATGAAGCAGAAGGTTCTTATGGTGCTACACCAAAAGCATATAGCGCAGCATCAAAAGCAAAGATGACCGCAAAGAGAAAACCCTTTCTCAAGGCGATGAAGAGTAGAACTAATCCTGCAGGAACTTCTATGCCAAATACGGCAAGAAAAGGTATGACTGCTGATGATAGAGAAAGAGCAAGAGCAGGTGCTGCTTATGGTGTTGGTACTCGTCAAGACCACGATTATCCTTCAGAGGGTCCTGGTGGTGTAACCAAGAATCCTAAGAAACTTCGCAAGCAAAAGGCATTGGGAGAAATTGGTGAAGAACTTGATATCTTTGATGTAGTTCTTGAGTTCCTCCAAGCAGAAGGATTTGCTGAAACTCTGGAAGAAGCAGAGTGGATGATGGCAAATCTTCTTGGTAAAGAAGAGATTGACATTATTGTTGAAGCTTCTTGCGAAGATGATGATGAAGAAATGAAAAAGAGTAAGAAGTCCAAAAAGTCTGAAGAAGATGATGAGGATGAAGAAGACGAGGAAGATGAGGAAGAGTTAGAAGAAGCATCATACTCTGCAAAAGCAGCAAGAGCAGGTAAGGATATTGGCAAACCTGGTAAAGCGTTCGCAAAGATTGCAAAGTCTGCTGCAAAGCGTTATGGTTCTAAAGAGCGTGGTGAAAAAGTAGCAGGAGCAGTTCTTGCAAAACTTCGTGCCAAGCGCGGTTGATAAATAAACACGGAAGGTTGCTCTAACCCCTTGACTTTTCAGTTGAGGGGTTTTATAATGTCTTCATCGGGGATATAGCTCAGTTGGTAGAGCGCGGTCTTTGCAAGGCTGATGTCAGGAGTTCGAGTCTCCTTATCTCCATTCTAAATACTTGAAAGAGTATTTGTATAAATGGCATTAGAATATTCTGAAGTAATGGCAGCAGGTGCAATGTTTTATAGTGCCTCTGATTTAAAAAATGCATCAGAATCTACTGAGGCACTTGGAGAGTGGATAGTTGATGCTGCAAAAAAAGTTGCGACTAATGTTGAATTTGGAAGTTCTCGTAATGAATTTCTTGCATTTATGGAACCAACACCGGCAGCACTTAAGGAAGCAACAGTCGGAATATCTGCTGCTCTTGCAATAAAGGGATGGCTAAAATCAGATCACGGTCAAGGAGCAGATCCTGTAGCACAAAAAGTTTTTCTTACTGGAAATGTTTGGCCTAATGAAGTAGAAAAATTTAGAATTAAAGCATATGGATTTGATGATTATAATTCTTCCGATTTTATTGTAAAGACTGGAGATAAAAAATATTTTGGCGTGTCTCTTAAAAAGAAACCAAAGAAAAATTCTGCTGATCCAACTCTCATTAACAAAGCATTCGATACTGTATTAAATGGGAATCAATTTGATAAAATTAAAGAAGAAATAACAGAACTAAGAACAGAGTATTTTGCCGGTCTTGTTAGGCAAGCACATGAAGATGGAATTCTTTTCATAAAAGATATCAATCGCCAAACTGATAAAGAACTTTTTGAAGCAAAAAAGAGAGATAAGAAAATTTTTGATAGGGCTTATATTAATATAAAAGGAAGTATAGGAGGTGGATATGGAAATGAAAGAGCACCAGACGCAATGAGAAAATTTGTCAATGCTGATCTTGCAAAAACAAATAATATTTTGTTTAAAAGATTGACTCAATATATGAATGATAATGCTGATTTATTTGCAAAAACTCTTATTAATCTTGTTCTTAAAGTAAAGTTATATGATGAACTTTCTGCAAATAAAAATTTAAAGGATTTTACATTTGGATTTGCCTTAGTGACTGGTATTGGTGAAATTACAAAAGGAAAACCAAATATTTCTAAGGGTAAAGCAATAGATCTTCATACGATTCTTTGCGGCCTTAGTGATTTGGAAGCAAATAAAAAACCATATAAAATTGATGTTGATTTTGAGAAGAAGGCAGAGGCAAATGCAGCAAAAATATTTTTCAAACTATCAAAAGCGGGGGTAAATATTTTAGATATGGAATTAAGATATAAAGGATCATTTACTTCTCAACCACAATTTTTCGCAACAGTTACGAAGGAGTTTCAAACAATTTTGACTGAAAAATGTTTAGTTCCAAATCCTGATGGTTTTACTTAATTAATAAATAAAAGTATAAGATTTATCAATATGAAGAGTTTTTCCAAATTTCTAACTGAGGCAACTCAATCGCAAGCATCTTTGCAAGCGAAAAAGTTAAACTTCAAGAGTGATGGTCACGGCGGTTGGTTAGATTCCCGTGGAGAATTTGTTGCGAAAACAGAAAAAGGAAAACTGGTATTTTATGATAAGGGTAGAGTAGAAGGCGGAAAGGACCAACCAAAGGGTGCAGTAGGTAAATCACCAGCACAAGAAAAACCAGAAGCAAAACCAACTGCAGCACCAGCACCAAAAGCACCAGGAAAAGCAGAAACTCCAACTGGTGATGTTGATACTGGTAGTGATACTTTAACTGTTGCATTTGGTCGTTTTAATCCACCAACAGTTGGCCACGAAAAACTTCTTAAGTCTGCAAGAAAAGCAGCAACTGGTGGAGATCTTAAGATTTATCCATCAAGAACTCAGGATCCTAAGAAAAATCCTCTTGATCCTGATATGAAGATTTCGTTTATGAAAAAGATGTTCCCAGATTTTGAAGAGAACATTATTAATGATGATGAGATGAAGTCAATCTTTAATGTATTGATTGCAGCATCAGAAGCAGGATATGCAAATGTCAATATTGTTGTAGGATCTGATCGTCAAGCAGAGTTTGAAAATCTGGCACAGAAATATAATGGAGACCTTTATGAGTTTGATTTGATTCGTGTTATCTCTGCAGGAGTAAGAGATGCTGATGCTGAAGGTGTAGAAGGAATGTCAGCATCCAAGATGCGTAAAGCAGTTATTGAAGATGACTTTGAATCTTTCCGTAGAGGGACGCCAAAGACATTAGATGATGGAGACACTCAAGCACTTTTTGATGCTGTTCGTCAAGGAATGGGCACAAAGAAAAAGAAGAAAGTTTCAGAATTATGGCAGATTGCGCCAAAGTATGATTTGGAAAATCTTCGTGAAAACTATATCACAGGTAAGATTTTTAGGATTGGTGATATTGTAGAGAACTTAAATACTGGTCTTGTTGGTGAGATTATTCGTAGAGGAACAAACTATCTTATCTGCGTGACTGAAGATCAGTATATGTTTAAGTCTTGGATTCGTGATGTGATGGAAGCAGAAGTTCCATCTACTAACCTAAAAAAACTTGTAAAGAAAGCAGTCAATAGAAGAGACAATAATATTGATGGATTTGTAGATAAAGAAGATCCAAAAGTTGGCCCATATGGAGCATTTATTCCTCAAGCAAGAAATATTCCAAAAAACTTCAGAGAGGCATATCAAGAGAAAAGAGTTGAGAGGAAGATGAGAGTTCCTGGAAAACCAAATACACTTGCAGGAACTGGTGGATACTTTAAATATGCTGTAGATATGACTCCTGGTTTTGAAAAGGGAGATAAAACAAATCTCCAGTATGGTGCAAAACCTTATAGTGGTTACAAACAAATCAAGGAATTCATAAATAAGTATAAGGTAAAGAAATAGTAAGTTTACAATGTCTATTAATCCTCTGAATGATATCTCCAAGGTATATCTGGAGCAGGTTGCTGAGTCTGCAGTTCCAGGAAAACCAGCAGAAAGACTTGGTGCAGTGACTGCTATTCCTAAGTCAGAGCAAGAAGCAGCTAGAGAAAGAATTCTTGCCAAGACGAAAGCAAAGCGTGAGAAGATGGAAGAAGAGAGAAATGATGAACCTGGTGAAGGTCCAAGACAAAAGTATGGAGATATGCGTGGTTTAGATCGTAGTGGTGCTCCAACATCATTTGGTGGAAAGTGGCAAAGTAAAGAAAGAAAAGATGCAGGGGCAGCAGCTCTTGCAAAACTTCGTAAGAAAGAAATCGAAATTGATGAAGCGGAGGAAAAGGATTCTTTTGGAAGACCTGGTGGTAAGTATGGTGGTGTTAAGAAGGGTGGTGGATATGATAAAGGATATCAGGCAATGCAGAAAAAACTTAAAGAGTTGGATAAAGTAAAAACAGAAGCACTTGATCCAGTAGGTCAAGAGGATGCAGATATTGATAATGATGGTGATACTGATAAGACAGATAAGTATCTTCATAATCGTCGTAAGGCAATTGGCAAAGCAATTGCTAAGAATAGAAAAAAGGATGTGAAGGAAGGTTTCTCTAACTGGAGACAAGACCTTGCAGAAGTTATGACTGATGAAATTGATTCTAAACCAATTAAAGAGAAGAAAATCAAAAATAAAATTAAAATTAATCCAACTCTAGGCGAAGCAGTTGAGCAGATTGGTGGAACTTTGATTGAAATGGTTGAGATTGAAGATTTTAGTAGTATCTTTGATGAGATGACTGAATCTGAAATCTTTTTCCTCAACGATTCTTTAATTGAGCAAGTTGTTGAAGAAGTATTTTTAGAGTGTCTAGAAGAGGGGTATGATGTAGAATATGTTGAAAACACTCTTATTGAATCTCTTGAAATTTCTTCTGCTCTTTTAAATGAAGCAAAAGTAACTCTTGGGCATGATACCAAAATCAAGAGTGATAGACTTGAAAAAGTTAAGTCTGCTGTTAAGAAAACTGGAAAAGCAATTGCTCGTGGCGCTGGTTATGTAGCAGGTGCAGTTGCTAGAGGTGCAAGTGCTGCCAAAAGAGAGTTTGGTAAGGGATATGAGAGGGGAAGAGGAGGTTCTTCTTCGTCTGATTCCTCATCACCTTCAACACAAACTTCCTCCTCTTCATCTGATGGTGGATCATCAAAACCAGGTCTTCTCTCAAGGATTGGTTCTAAGTTGAAGAGTGGATTGAAGAGAGTAGTTGCCAAAGGTGCAAGAGCAGTTTCTAGAGGAGCAAGAAATGTTGCTCGTAAGATGGAAGGTGGAGAAACCAAGAAAACAGAAGCACCAAAGTCAGCACCTAAGAAGGCAGAGAAACCTGCAGATCCTTGGGAAGGTAGTGCAACTACTCCACCAAAAGAAAAACCAAAGGCAAAACCAAAAGCAGCAACTAAGAAAACTGCAGCGCCAAAAGCAAAAGCACCTGCAAGAAAGAAAAAAGCAAGTAAGTTAGATGCACTTCTTTCTGATATTAGAAGTGAGGAAGTTCAGCAAATTGATGAACTTTCTGTTAATAAAATGCTTGCTTATAAGAAGAAAGCAGAAAAAAATAGAGATGAACTGAATAAAAAGTGGGATAAAGGAACCGCTACTTATAGAGAAAAGATGAGAGTTCTTGGTCGTGAAGAGGGTGAGGAGAGAGCATCAAGAAGAATAGAGAAAAAAACTGGTAAGCATCCTTATGATATGAATAAACTTGATAAACTAAAAGCAGCAGTTACTAAAGAAGAAACTCAAATTGATGAAAAGACTTTGACTAAAATGGAAATGAAGAAACGTGAAGAGATTGTCAAGTCTATGAAGGATAAGGCATCTGACTTTGAAAAGAGATATCCTGGTCGTGGTAAAGAAGTGATGTATGCCACTGCTACTAAGATGGCAAAGAAAATGGTAGAGCAAATGCTTCCAAGTGTATCCCCTACTTCCGAACCAGCGATTGATAAGAAGAAAGAGATGCTTGATAAGCAGAAGATTGCTAATATGAAGATGCTTCAACAAAAGCAACAAATGCTTCAGAAGCAAAAACTTCAGATGCAAAAAAGTGGAAAACTTCCTTTAGAAACAGACTGATTTCTAAATAGTTGTGAATCCAATTTACGGAGGACATCATGGGCGCACTAGTAGAGGTTGTAAAACCACTTATTCTCGCTGCTATGAATTCTTGCCACACTAAGCGTCTTGTAGTTGAACTACTTGAGCGTTATGTGAATACTACAGATAATGATATTGATAATGTAATCGCAGCATCAGTAAGAACTGCACTTCTCAAGAATTGTAAGTGATTACTTGTTTAGTTACGAACTGGGGAATAACTGTTGCTCTCGGTTTGTTGTTGACCGCATCTGAGTGGTTAGCTAAGACTAAACGATTTGAGGAAAACGGTCTATTAGATTTAGTAACTCATTTTTTAAAAACAGTTTTAAAACACAAGAGAGACCAAAAGTAAGGTCTCTCTTTTTTATAAATATTCATAGCAAAAATATTTTTTACGGAAGAAAGACATGGCACTCTGGGGAAATAACGATGCAGTAGGTGCTGGTGGTTTAGTATCTTTGAATTATTCCACCGGCGTTGTAACTGGAAGTGGAACTACTTTTGGTAATGTTGGTGCTGCTGCTACTGGCGATGTAATCAGATTTGGTGATCGCGCAGGAACTTATTTTGGTGATGCTGTAATTGTTGGTATTGCAAGTACAACACAATTGACGATCGGATCCACCGCTGGACTAAGTGGTGCTGCTATCGCTTCTACTTCATTTACTGTAAGTCAACTACCAAAGTACACTATACTTGATAGTTCATTTAGTGAGTTGAATAGCGAAAGTTCAAGTTTCTCTCCTTTAACATACGTTGGAACTGCAACTACTAATGCTGGAATTGGTACAAATATTATTCCAGTAGCAGCAGTCCAAGGAGCTACAGGAATTGTTGTTGGAGATGCTTTAGTAAACGGTGGAAGCAACATCGTAATTAATACTATTGGGGCAACTACTATTTCTCTTGCATCTACTATCAGTGCTGGAATTGCTACAGGAGACACTCTTTCCTTTAAGAGACTTTCCAATGGTTATGACAAGTATGCTTATGGAGTCGCTGATGCTGGAATTGCAGCAGCAACTGGAACATCATATGCTCTAACTCATGAAGGTTGGGTTGGTGTTACCACTTACATGGGAACTGAGGGTGAGATGAGAGTTAGAACTGAGACACTGGTTGCGATGTCTGGAATTCAAACTGGCAATGTTCCTACGTTCCCACCTGCATGATAATATATGATTTTTAATGAATTGAATGAGGATAACTTCCTTTTATTCGCAATTAAACATTATGAAAATCCCCAAGCAGTTACGCGAGAGGATTTTGATAAAGACCTTAATCATTTCAAATATATTAAAAGATTATTGAAACGATATAAAAGAGATGGAGAACTAAAAATTCATCTTCTCTTAAACCACTTCATTGTTCTTTATAATATTTTTGGTGAAGCAGCAACCCCTATGCTTTTTTTTAAGATAGAAAAAGAACTCTGGTCTGTATTGAAAACCTTTATAATATTTTTAGGAAAGTTGCCAGAGTATCCAAAATGCTATATTCATGATATACAGGTTGATCTTTATTGTTTATCTCAACTTTATAAAGTCTATAATGGAAAAGAACAAGATTAACCAAATTATTGATATCATTCGTTCTCATCTTAGAGAAGAACCTACAATGTCTTTAGGACATGGTAAGATTGCGGGAACTGTAGAAGCTGGTGATGATCCTCCGATAAGAAAAAGAAGAAAGTATATGTCTGGCGGCAAAGGTACTAGAAAGTTTTGGTTGGATTATCTAAACTCCTACAATGGCAGAAGAAATTAAGGTAGCAATTCTAGAGCAAAAACTTGAAGATCTTAAAGACATTATCGTCAAGATAGACGATGCCATTGAAAAGTTGAGTGAAGTAAATAGTAATGTAACTAAGATGCTCGCCGTCCATGAGCAAAGAATCTCTAGGCAAGAAGAAACCGACAATATACTCTTTGCTAAAATTGACAAACTCCGTGATAAAGTTGACAGGGATTATGACTCAATTGTGTCACGAGTACAAACCATAGAAAAAAGGGTTTGGATGGCAATAGGGGCAATTGCGTGCATAACCTTTCTATCAAACAATACTCGCATCATAGAAATCTTGACACCACCTGCCCAAGGATCTATAATGGAGCAGAGAAACTTTAAGGTTTAATTATGGATTATGTTGATGTTAAATACATCAATTTGATTTCTTCACGCTTCCAAAAGTTTAAGAGAGTAAAGAACGATCTTTATAACTTTAGGTGTCCTATTTGCGGAGATTCGCAGAGAAACAAGAACAAGGCAAGAGGATACCTGTATCAAGTAAAAAATAATACAAACTTCAAGTGTCATAATTGTGGAGTTAATATTTCATTCAATAATTTTTTAAAGCAGATAGATTCTACTATTCATAAACAATATACTTTTGAAAAATTTAAAGAAGGAAAGACAGGAAGAAACTTTACAGTAGAAGAACCAGTGTTTCATTTTGAAGCACCTAAATTTAAACCTAAGTTAGATTTGCCAAAAGCATCAGAAAATCCTGACGCAAAATCTTATCTTGAAAGTAGAAATTTAAATTCGGATAAATTTTATTACACTGATCAATTTAAATCGTGGACAAATTCTCTAAAAGATGTCTTCGATGATACAACTAAAGATGAACCTAGGATTATTATTCCTCTGTTCTATCAAAATACTCTTATTGGATTTCAAGGCAGAGCACTTGGACCAAGCAAGATTAAATATATTACTGTAATGCTTAACGATGACGCACCAAAAATCTACGGTCTCGATGAGATTAAAAAAAGTAAAACTGTCTACATCACAGAAGGTCCATTTGATTCAACATTTATCCCCAATTCAATTGCTCTTTGCGGCGCAGATGGTGATGTTAGTAAGTGGGGTATTGACGATTGTGTTTGGATCTATGATAACGAACCACGTAATGCAGAAATCCACTCAAGAATTTCCCGCGCAATCGATTGTGGCCAGAAAGTTGTAATTTGGCCTTCTACAATAAAAGAAAAAGATATTAATGATATGATTTTATGTGGACTTGATGTTCAATCTGTGATAGAATCAAATACTTACTCTGGATTAGAAGCAAAACTTAAATTTACTACCTGGAAGAAAATATGAGTAACGGAACAAAGGTACAAAAGCGTGATGGTCGAATTGAGTCTCTTGACCTAGACAAGATGCACTTAATGGTTGAAGAGGCATGTAAAGGTCTTGCAGGAGTCTCTGCGAGTCAAGTTGAAATGAAGTCAGGAATTCAGTTTTACAATGGAATTTCGACTGGTGAGATTCAAGAAATTTTGATTCGTAGTGCAAGTGACTTAATTGATTTGGATCATCCAAATTATCAATATGTCGCAGCTAGACTTCTTCTTTTTTCTGTTCGTAAACAACTTTATGGGAAGATGAAAGAACTTCCCACTCTAGAGCAACACATCGTCGATTGTGTTTCTGCGGAAGTTTATGATAGTGATATTTACAATAAGTACTCTCAAGAAGAAATTCGGAGAGCAGATTCATATATTGATCATGATCGTGATTTTCTTTTTACCTATGCTGGTTTACGTCAGGTAGTAGACAAATATCTTGTGCAAGATAGAAGTAGTGGTGGTGTGTATGAAACCCCACAGTTTATGTACATGATGATTGCTCTGACAATTTTTGCAGAGTATCCAAAAGAAACACGTATGTCATATGTCAAGAGGTATTATGACGCAATCTCCAGACACAAAATCAACATCCCAACACCAATCATGGCGGGAGTGCGAACTCCGCTTAGACAATTTGCTAGCTGTGTCCTTGTTGATGTTGATGACACCCTCGATAGTATCTTTAGTTCTGATATGGCTATTGGCAGATACGTTGCACAGAGGGCGGGGATCGGTATCAACGCTGGTCGCATCCGTGGCATCAACAGTAAAATCAGAGGGGGAGAAGTTCAACACACGGGTGTTGTACCATTTCTCAAGAAGTTTGAAGCAACTGTCAGATGTTGCACGCAAAATGGCATACGAGGTGGATCCGCGACAGTCCACTTCCCAATCTGGCACCAAGAAATCGAAGATATCCTAGTTCTCAAGAACAATAAGGGAACTGAAGATAATCGAGTTCGTAAACTTGACTACTCTATTCAAATTTCCAAGTTGTTCTATGAAAGGTTTATCAAAGATGAAGAGGTTACTCTCTTCAGTCCCCATGACGTACCTGGACTTTATGATTCTTTCGGACTCCCTAGTTTTGATGATCTCTACGTTTCGTATGAGAACAATCCGTCCATTCCGAAAAAGACTATTAAAGCGCAGGAACTCATTCTCAACCTCCTTAAAGAAAGGGCTGAAACGGGTCGTATCTATATCATGAATATTGACCATTGCAACTCCCATTCATCCTTTAAGGATAAAGTTGAGATGAGCAATCTGTGTCAGGAAATCACACTACCAACCTATCCGGTTCAACATATTGATGATACAAATGGTGAGATTGCTCTTTGTATTCTTTCGGCCATTAATGTCGGTAAAGTGAAATCTGATGAAGAACTTGAAGAACTTTGTGACCTTTCTGTTCGTGGACTTGATGAGTTGATCGACTATCAAAAATACCCTGTAGCAGCAGCAGAAATCGCCACCAAGGCGCGCCGATCGCTTGGCATTGGTTTTATTGGTCTAGCACACTATTTGGCAAAACTTGGATTCAATTACGCCGACCAAGAAGCATGGGACGCTGTTCATGGACTGGCCGAATCTTTCCAGTACTATCTACTGAAAGCGTCAAATCAACTTGCCAAAGAAAAGGGACATTGTGAATACTTTGGACGCACCAAGTATGCTGATGGAATACTTCCCATCGACACATACAAGAAAGATGTAGACGAAATTACTTCTATTGAACTTGAGCATGATTGGGAAACTCTTAGAGCATCTATCTTGGAATATGGTCTCAGACACTCAACACTGTCTGCACAGATGCCATCGGAGAGCAGTTCCGTTGTGTCAAACGCAACCAATGGAATTGAACCACCAAGAGATTATTTGTCCGTTAAGAAATCTAAAAAAGGACCGCTCAAACAGATTGTTCCACAGTATCATACTCTCAAGAACAACTATACGCTTCTGTGGGATATGCCTAACAATACTGGGTATATCAATGTTGTTGCAGTAATGCAAAAATTCTTTGACCAAGCTATTTCTGGTAACTGGAGTTACAATCCAGAGAATTATGATAACAATGAAGTACCAACTTCAGTTATGGCAAATGACTTTTTGACTACATACAAGTACGGGTGGAAAACTTCTTACTATCAAAACACTTACGATATTAAGACTGATGAGGTAGTGGAAGAGAAACCCAATCTTCAAGATTTGCTAAGTGAGTTAAGTTCAGTAGAGGAGGGAGAGTGTGAATCCTGTGCAGTTTAAAATTTCTTCCACGGAAGACCAACAAACACAGATTAAAGGTATGACAGTTTTTAACACTGAACAAGTTGATACCAAAAAGCAACCAATGTTTTTTGGTAAACCTCTAGGGGTTCAGAGATATGATTCATACAAGTATCCTGTATTCGATAAACTGACTACTCAGCAATTAGGATACTTCTGGAGGCCCGAAGAGGTGTCTCTTCAGAAGGATCGTGGAGATTATCAAACACTTCGCCCAGAGCAAAAGCATATCTATACTTCTAATCTGAAGTATCAGATCATGCTTGACTCTATTCAAGGTCGTGGGCCTGGTATGGCTTTTATTCCATACTGCTCACTACCTGAATTGGAAGCATGTATGGAAGTGTGGGGATTCATGGAAATGATTCACTCACGTTCATACACATACATCATTAAAAATGTGTATTCTGATCCAAGTGAGGTGTTTGATAAAATTGTGACTGATGAGCGTATTCTGGAGCGTGCTAAGAGCGTTACAGAATCATATGATGACTTTATTCAATCATCACAACAATATGGTGTGTCCGATGCCTGGATGCACAATCTTGAAGGAGTATCTTATGCAAAGGAAACACTTAACGATGTCAAACGAAAGCTTTACAGAGCAGTCGCAAACGTTAACATTCTTGAAGGTATTCGCTTCTACGTTAGTTTTGCT